GTACCTTCGCTCCTACCCGCGATCTTGAAAGAACTCAAAGAGTTTCGAAAAAAGGCGAAGAGGGACATGGCGGTGGCAACCGACCCTTTTATTAAGGAGATTTTCAACGGTAAACAACTGGCTTTCAAGATCAGTATGAACAGTGTCTATGGATTCACTGGAGCTGGAAAAGGAATGCTCCCGTGCGTCCCGATCGCTTCCAGCACGACGTGCCAGGGACGCCAGATGATAGAGGATACCAAGAACTACGTCGAAGAGCACTTCCCCGGAGCGAAAGTTCGGTACGGGGACACGGACTCCGTGATGGTCGAGTTTGATGTTGGTGACCTAAAGGGCGAAGAAGCCATCGCCTACAGCTGGGAACTCGGTGAACGCGCCGCGAACGAGTGCAGCGCTCTCTTCAAGAAGCCAAATAACTTGGAGCTTGAGAAGGTCTACTGGCCGTATTTCCTTTACAGTAAAAAGAGGTACGCGGCGAAGCTTTGGACCAAGGGTAAGGATGATAAGATGCACATGAACTACATCGACGTAAAGGGTCTGCAGCTCGTCCGACGGGACAACACACCACACGTCCGCGAGGTGTGCAAGGAGCTACTCGACGTCGTGTTGGATGCACCCGACACGGAGGCGCCCAAACAACTCGCGAGGCAACGCGCGACCCTACTTCTGGCGGGACAGGTTCCACACGAGAAGCTCATCCTCAGCCAATCCCTATCCGACACGTACAAAGTCAACGGAAACCCCGTATCCGTCACGTCTCCTATGTCTTGTATGATAAACCAGGCGCACGTTCAAGTGGTAAATAAGATGCGCGAACGCCAACCCGGTTCTGAACCGCAATCGGGCGACCGCGTCCCGTATCTTCTGACCAAAACAGGTGATCCGAAGGCCAAGGCTTTCGAAAAGAGTGAAGACCCGAAGTTTGTCGAGGAGCATTCCATTCCCATCGATTATTATTATTACTTTATCAACAAGTTTCTGAACCCCGTCTGCGACTTACTGGACCCGCTCTTCCCAAATGATGCGAAGCTGGAAATCTTTGGAGAGATCCTCGAGGCGAACAAGCCGGTCCCGAAGAAGAGAGGCCCCGCCATATCTACGATGAAGAAAGAACAGCTCATAGCCGAATGTGATCGGCTCAAGATTGATACCTCGGGAAAGGTCGCAGACCTTAAGCTGAGAATCAAGGCGGTGTGGGAAACTCAAAACTCTGTCGAGAATGCATTTAAAAATTTCACGACAAAACAGAATAAGAATGAACAACAGAATCACTCGATTGGTGATTGAAAAGTCGAAAAAAGTTTTACTCGAGCAACTGCCCAAACTTCTCGAAGATGATTTGAACGATATCATCCAGGACCTAGTGGAAGAAGAGGTGCAGGAACGACGTACCGAACTTCTGACCAGGACTCTGGAGAACATCTCAAAGAAACACCAGATTCCCCTGGAGATCCTTCTATACGACGTACCCGGAAACGAACAGAAATGTCGCGGGAAGAAAAGAACGAGAGACGGCGGGGATGTCAGGTGCACTTTCAATGCCACGAATGGGGGGTACTGTAAGTTTCATCAGGGGCAGTGCGAATCCATCGAAAGTAGGCGTTTATCGAGCACCAATCTACACACACACGGACCAGAACAAATAAACGTACCCGGGTGCCCAGGGTGCGCTTCCAGTAACGGGCTTATAGACTTACATCGTATAATGTTTAATGAATAAAACAAGTATATTACTATCTTCCATCAATCAGTTCTATAAAGAAGAACCCAACCGAAACAAGCTCCTGACGATACTAAACAAAAGCGGTGGTATTTCATTACGAAACCTGGAATGGTTCATCACCAACTACGCCAAGAAAAACAACACATCATTCCGAACCTCGAACGGTAAAATTTTTACTGTCCATTGTGCGTATAAATCTAGCTTGGACGGATATTCCAAGAAACTCTTTGATCCCTTCTGCAGGGCGGAAAAGTTTACCTATGAGATCCCAGACTCATCTCAAAAAATCCAAACAACGCTCGCGCAATTGAATTTCATCAAATGGTGTATAAAGAATGACATAATTGAATACATCTACGATCACAAACAGAGTTTATTTAAACCATATAATCAAAAACTTGTGTCATGATACCGTCCTTGATTTTAATAAAGTTCAGAGTTTTTGCCAATATATGAAATCTCCTCTCGTGAAATTGAAAGTTAACATTAGAGTTTCCCACCGGGTGCCTACTCGAAAAGAGCTTCGCGGTGAATATAGGTTCGTTCACCGCACTGAAATTGACGTGTCCCGACGCGACGCTGTCGTTAGGGTACAACGCGAAGCTATAGTTGTAAAAACGTCTGGTGATGGGGGTGTTGCGATGATGCAGACGGGGTTGGAGGATTCGCAAGAAGTGTGGACTTCCCACGTGTTCGTCGATGACTTCCTGATTATCCAGACTCAGAGTCAGGTGCTCGAGATGCTCGAACCGAAGCGCTGGATCCACCTGTTGCAAACTAGAATTGACCGGGATCTCGTTGTAATTTGACGTCCCACCGAAGGCGTTATTCTCTGTGTACATACAGAAAAAGTACAACTCCTGGACCAGATTCGTGAAAACCAGACGGGTTTTGATATCCGTTTCCTCCCTGCCCACAAACACGTCATTGTACTGAATTTGTTGAATGGCAAACTCGTGTTCAATATTTTGCACTTTAACTTTCTCGATGGGATCTAAAAATACACATTCCGTGGATAATCTTAAATCGTAAGGCTTGTACGTCACGAGGTCAGCGGCGTTCGCACCCACAAACCCCTCGAATTCAGCCACGCCGTGGTTGGTCATGCAGATACACTCCTCAACCTTCCTGAACTTCACCTCTACGTCTATTTCATTTGCGGCGGAGAGTGCGCACACTGGGAACGCCAATTCTGGTTGGTCGTGGAAATAGAAGGGAACATCGAGACACACGTCACCACCGAGTTTCGTCGGAAAAGGTGCAGTCTTCGTGATGCGACTGTTCACCTCCGAGGGATTGGAACTCACGTCCCTCATGCACATGTCGAAGAGGTTCGATTGCCTCGTCGTGGTATACTCCATCTCGTAATAGAGATCTAAGTACTCCGTGGTGAGATGCTGAATCACGACGCCACCCACTGAAAGTGTGATGTACTCTATGAAGTTGCACGCCTCACCGTAGACGAAACCCTTGGTATCGAGACTCGGATCTGCGAGGACGATGTCCGGGAGAGTCCATTTTAGACTGACACCCCGAAGAACGTCGCAGTGATCGGGTAGAATCGTGAACTTGTGCACTTCGTCGTATTCGAAAGTCTTTCCAGCTTTGATGTCGATCGTCTGAAGAGAGAACTGTGATTTTTTGTGAAACCCCTCCTTCCAGAAGGTGAAATCTGGGTTATCAATGGTGTACGAATCTAAGATCCCTCTGGAATTTAGTTGAATAGTGCCAGCCATTACTATAACAAGTTACGAAAATTTTAAGCCAGCAAGTCCCGAGTCGAATGAAAGAATGTTATAATTTAGGGCGAATACCCGTATGCGCGTCTCCGCTGCGTAGGACCCCGACACGGGACGAAACGTGAGAGTATTGTTCCCGGGGTCGACGTACCGATCGCGGTCTTTGAATTCTATAGTGAACTTCTGATGGATGATTCTACTGAAATTGATGTGCCCGGCGGGGTCGTTTGAGTCTGGATTGAGGGAAAAGGAATAGACCCCGAATTCATTTTCACCAGTGTCTGGAATGTTCCTGTGGTTTTTGAATGGCTGAACAACTGAGAAATGGTGGCCGTTTTCTTTGAAGAAGATGACGTTATTCAGACAGAGTTCAGCGGTTTTTATCTGCCTGAAAATAAAATTATTATTCTTATCCTGAGCGTCGGGGACTGGATAAGGTTCACCGAGAAAGAGAATCTCCTTGGTGGGATGCCTGAAATCGAGGAGAAACGCTTTTTTATGGACACCGCTGGGGATCCGCTCTTCTCGAAGTTGCACCTGGGTGATGAGGTACTCCATGTGCGCATCTTGAAACGCTCCGCGCTCGATATCCGAGAGGTACACGTTCTCCGTCGTGAGGAAGATCTGATCGACGATCTTTCGGGACGTGTCGTAAATGGGAGGAAGGTTTGAACTGACGCTCTTGGATTCGTAATAGGTATTTCGACCCGTGAGTTTCACCCGTATAGAAACCTGCTGTTTGGTCAGTTTGCAAAGAGGAATTGCGTTTTTACTGGCTCTGGTAAAATAGAAGGGGAGTTCGACCGAGAATTTTGTCGGGTAGTACCCCTCGGTTCCCGTACCTTCACCACCACGATAAGTTTTGATCGCGTCGTGTTGTGAGGAGGTGTCCAATTTCTGACGGAGATATATGTATTCGCCCGTGATGCGATCAATAACTTGCTCGCCTATAACGAGGTCGGCGTACTCAATCAGTTTCGTTATAGGGTTACCGACAGTCGTCATCGCGTCGTAATCCTTTGTGAAGTTCACGGTTAAAGAAACCGAGTTGAGTAGGTCTGATTTGTTGCTTGGCACGCGACAGGTTATGATCTCGCCGAAGTTTGGATTGCCGGTGAAAGGAATGTCGCTGAAGTCTATTCCGAACGGGGTATGACGCCGGAAGTTGTATATGAAGTGTGAGAAATCAGGACATCGGGGATTCACCCACGTATCCTGGATCCCCTTAGCACAGAGATACATCTACTATTAACAAGCTATTTTTTTAATACTGCACGGTCATGAACCCACGCGAAAAGCTCAATTTTTGTAACTCGATGTAATACAGGTTCAATTCGAATTGACCTGAGAACGCCTGGTCGTTCGCTTCACTGGTAGAGGAACCCTCCACATTCTGGTCTGCACCCGGACCCGGAAACAACGGTGTCATATCAAACTCCATCAGGGTCCGATCCGCGTTTAGATTGCGAAAATCCAGTGTGCCCGTACTCTTGTCATGCAGGGGGTGCAGGGCGAACGACTGGGTGTAAATATTGGTCCTGTCGTCCGTGACACCGAGATTAAAGTTGTAGGGGATCGCGTATTTGTAGTGCTCGTGCGATTCCATCAACGTATTCGGGAAAGATTCGCCGTTCAGAAAGAACGTCGCCTTGCGCATTATGGGGGTGTTTCTGGTCACCATGGTGAAACTCAACGTGGGGTCCACGCCTTCTTGTGTACCCATGGTCCACTGATAGTCCTTGGCTCGGCTCCGAACGAAGGTGACGTACCTGTGCGTCGACAGGGTTTGGGTGGTGAACAACTTGTCCCTGAAGAACCAGTGAAATATTTTAACTTTGGATTTCGGTTCGAGGTTGACTTTCAGCGTTCGATCACTCGTGGTGAACGAGGTGTGTTTCTTGACGACGTTAACTAACACGTCATAGTTACTGTCTACGAGGTACAAGCGCTCCTCGTCGCTCAGCTTGATCTCCTCTGAAATGAGTTGAAAGTTGTTGAGTTCGATGACGGTAGGAACAAACCCTTCCGGCGCCCCGGGATCCACACCTTGCCAAAAGCTCTGCGGGTGGAATGTCAACTCGAACTGGATCTTCTGTTTGTGGATGGCGCACACCGGGAAGTACTGGCGGTCCTCGACCTCCTCCCGAAGCTCCGTCTTACCATACTTTCGGCAGAAAAATAAAGATAAGGGGATGATGAATCGATTCGAAAACTGGTAGGATGTGGTGGGGCTGACACCGGGCGTGAATCCCTCCGACATGTTTTGCAGGACGAGGTTTCCATTCTTACTCTGAGGGTCGAGGTATACGCTCTCGTGGATCATCTCCCAATCGTCGGTAACTTCCTCCACCAATATGTCGTCGACATACATCGCGATGCTTTTGAGAAAACCTCGTCCGATCGGGGTGACGTAATTCACGTTGATGGTCTCTTTCGCTGGGAGGTCAATCTTAAGATACAGATTCGTCAGTAAATCACCCATGTTTTGCGGTTGGTACTCAACCTTGACCACTTGGTTGAAGGGCCAACCCGCGGCGCGACCGGGATTTAAAATATCCTTGGACCTGTGAAATTTTCTAAACTCACTGTGCGTGGTAATTTTATCATAATTAAAATTTGACTTGTCAGGGTTTTTTGACACTAGATACGTATCTTGTTTACCGAAAGCTTTGAGCTGTAATCTCGCCGCTTCGCTCATACTATAGTTAATCAAATATTTTTTAAGTCGGTCTCGAACATCTCGTTACAACTGGTCGCCTCAATACGAGCGAGTTGTTTTCTCAACCTCTCAGCCTCCTCGTTCATCGCGGCCACGCGTTCTTCGGTGTAGTCTACAGTCCTGGTATTCAGGAGATAATCGTAGGTCCGGTCCACCTTGGGGAACTTCCGTGTGGTCATCTCATCTTCTAGGTCTCGCTTCCTTTTCTTGAAAACGCGAATCTCTTCGTTAACGACCGCGTGAATGAATCGAGCGCGTTGAGAAGTGATGTTCGATTTACTGCGGATGTCTTCGATGAGGTTCGCCTTGCGCTTTTTGTAGTACTCCATACGAAGTTGAAAAAAGTCACGGAGAATCTGCTCGGGTGTCTCATACTTCTGGATACCGCGCGTAGGATGGAAGAGATTCATATTTGAACATCTGATGACCTTTTGGAGTTTCAGATCTTTTACGAGATCCTCGCCCGCGTACGCCTGAATAAGAAAATTCACGTCATCGGTTGTACTGTTGTTGGTGTAGCTTGATATAACCTTCTTCTCGACGAGTGTATCCAGATGTTCTTTGAAATCTTGGGTCCACCGACCCGGGGGTAACTCCGTGACTTTGACCGTCGTCCCGATACTCTGCCACACACCTTGGGTCATCCACGAATCATCATCCTGTTCCAATATAGATCCCTTAAACCCACGAAAAAACGGTTTCATCTTCTTCAATTCCACTCCATTCATGAGGTTTCGGAGATTCGCTTTGATGTCAACTTCACTGAATGGAGGCACGTAGCAGCTGAACCCCGTTCCGATACCTTCCGTACCATTGACGAGCACCATGGGGATGACCGGTAAGTAAAACTCCGGTTCGATGGACCTGCCGTCATCATCCAAATAGTTCAGAATTGGATCATCCCTCGGATCAAACAACTTTCTCGCTTCGGGGGTCAATCGCGTAAAAATGTACCTCGTCTGGCTAGCATCCTTTCCACCCATGAGCCGTGTACCGAATTGACCACATGGTTCGAGAAGGTTGATATTGTTGGAGCCTGTGTAGTCATTGGCCAGCTTCACGATTGTATCTGCGAGGGAAACTTCACCGTGGTGATAGGCACTCTTTTCTGCCACGTAGGCGGCGAGTTGTGCCACCTTCATCTCTACAGTGAGATTCCTTTGAAAGCACGAGTACATCACCTTACGCTGCGAAGGTTTGAGTCCATCGGCGACGGAGGCGATGGACCGTTTCAGGTCCGCGAGTGAGAAGTTTACCAGGTCCTTGTGAACAAAGTCAGTAATGTTCAACTGTTTCACATTACCATAAGGAACCTCTAACTCCTTGGGGTCTTTTGCGGTACTTTCAAGAAGCCAAATCTTTCGATCATCAGCCTTTTTCTTGTCAAAAGCCAAAGTAATAGATTTATCAGACATCACATCTGTATCAAACTTGACTGTGAGATCTTCAATCGTCTTGAAGTACTCCCTAGCCTCCGCAGAAGTTGAGGTACCCAAACCCTTGTAATACTTGATGCGCCAACCAGATTGTCCATTTCCATACCATGTACGAAATGCGGAGTCTGTATAGAAGGATTTACTTTGATTACCCCTAGAAGCCTTGATGATCGGGGTGACCATCGATACGACGAATCCCAACTTGAGGAGACTGGGCCAGAAATAGTCAATCATATTGAGAATTAGACCCTTGATATGTGAACCGTCATTATCTGCGTCAGTCATGATCATTAGCCTTCCGTATCGAAGCTCGGATACATCTTTGTATTCCTTGCCTTGTTGAAGACCCAAGATCTT